TCTTATGTCTTAATGTAACAACACTACCTAAATAATTATTAGAAATTTGATTAAAATAGTCAGGAGTTGTTATTGCACCAGTTGCTGGTGCATCAATTGTAAATACTGCATTATGAGTATTAGCATTACTAATAAAGATATTACTATTTAAAAATGATGATGTTGATATTACAGGTATTGTTCCAATGATATTATTATTACCTTGTATATAACCTAATGTTCCTTGTGCTAATGTGTTTGTTCTTGAAGCATTAAAAATAATATTATTTGAACCTGATATAATAACTGAACCTGTAAAGGATGCTATTGGTGCGCCATTTGGACTACCAAAAATAAAGTTTGATTGTGATATTGGTGCTGAAGATGTAATATAATTTTCAAATTGAATTGAACCACTTTCGTACGCTTCACTTTTAATTTTAATTAAACCCTGATTTACTGCGTTACCAACTAAGTTTCCACTAACTATTAAGTCATTTACAGTTGTTGTATTTGTAACTCTTAATGAACCTGTTATATCTAATCCTCTTTTAAATTGAGGGGGTGGGTTGTTTCCTGTGTTTCGTGGTATTTGTAACCACGTATTTAATACAAATGTGTCTGAAGGTAAATCTCTAAATTCACTACCACTATCTAATGTTGTTACTACATTAAAAGCATCATAACCACCATCGGCAACGAATTGTTCATATGCTACTGATGCTGTACCTATTGCTTCAATTGCTGTAGGTGAGAACCACTGTTTTGTTGTTTGTGGATATGTTGCAACTTGTAATACACCATTAGAAATATATTGGTCACCATTCAAAATTAATGAACCTGTGATTGATTGTGTTGTTGCTATTGAACCTGTTGTAATAAGTCCTGTGTAATCTACCACACCACTTGTTCCACTTGAACCATCGGTTCCTGAACTACCTGATGTTCCATCAATACCTGAACTTCCACTTGTACCTGACGTACCATTAGATCCTGCTGAACCTGAACTACCTGATTGTCCGCTACTACCCGAAGTACCTGACGAACCACTTGATCCATCACTACCACCTGTTCCACTTGAACCTGACGTCCCACTCGTTCCGCTTGAACCTGCTGCGCTAAACACCTGCCAAAAAGCAGGCTGCACTGATGGTTGTTTATTTACGTTTGCTTGTATTGCTACATAAGTTTGTCCGTTATATAACACTACGTCATTTACATTATAATTTGTTGAGTTATCCCAAACACCATTATAGGTAAATCCTGAACCACTCGATCCCGAAGTACCTGATGTACCACTTGAACCTGCAGTCCCTGAACTTCCTGATGTTCCACTCGAACCTGATGTTGATCCTGTAATTTGAACACCATTAACGAATAATGATCCTGAGATATTAACTTGTGTTAAACTCATTTGTAAAGGTGAATTATCACCATCACCTGACTGAACAGTCTGCAGCGTATTTGTTAATCCGTTAGTCGAGTCTGCCATTTTCAATAAACCTTGAAATGAACTACTAACGTATAAATTGTCTAAAGCACCCATATATATTTATATATTTAATTTTATATTTTATTCCATTGTTCTCTAACTTTCTTCCATAACCTATCAACTTCATCCCACGTTAGATTTGGAGAGAAGTTGCTGAGTGGTAATACACATCTATTATAATCTGAATTTTGCTCTATTGTTATATTCATCACGCAACCCGAAACGTTTGTTTCAAAAGCCTGTAATACAGGTTCTATTGTTGCATTCCAATTTGCTTCGTATTCACTAAAATATAATTTAGCAAATAAATCCTTAGCAATTTCTATCGTGTCGTTTAAGTTATCTTCCTGATTAGTTAAGTCATCATCAGTAATATCTAAAAAATAAATCTGAAAACTTAAATTTACTAAGCCTTGTTGTATTTGAACATCCGATGGTAAACAATACATGCGAGGCCACAGTGGAGTTTGCTTCGTTAAAATATCGTTTGTAATCTGTTGTATATCACCAAAACCATATGAATTAACTTGCTCATGCAAATCTGCAAATAATTTAAGAGTGTCTGTAATAAGTTTGTAGCTGTCAAATCTACCATCCTGAGGTAATTCAAAACCAGGGTCCATAGGTGGAGTACAAGAATTATAATCAAAAGGATAAGAGATTGATAAGTTCATTGTGAACCCTGCAACTATTTCATCGTATTGTTCAGTAAAAGGTACAATCTCAGGTAATTGATCAGGTTGTAATTCAAAACTAAAATTACCATTTTGTGATGTATAAGACTGATAAAATACAGTCCATATATCCTTACATATTTCTAATGTGTCTGATAAAACGTCTTCAAGATTGGATAGGTCATCTTCCACCTTATCCATAATAACAACTGCAAATCGGTGCTTAACTTCATTTTCCAATAATACACCCTCACCAGGTACTACGTACATGCGAATGAACTTCGTTGGTAACTTAGTCATCAGATCGTTTGTGATCTGTTTGTAGTCACCAAATCCATAAGATTGGATCTGCTCGTGGTGATAAGCTATAGATGCAAAATCTGCTAATATTTGTTTGTAGTTTACCATATTTAATAATAAATATAAAAAAACCAAAAACGTATTTTAAAACTTACGTTGCGCTTCTTTTTGTATTCTTATTTGTTCCTTATCGTAGGATATTAAATACGATAACTGATTCAAGACCTCGTTTACTGTTTTGCTGTAGATGTGATCGTGCTTGCTAAAATCGTTTGCAGCAATTCTGTTTGTGACGACATACCATCCGAAGGCCTTTTCAAAGCTGTTCTCAGAATTAATTTCCTCCATTTCCATACGAGCTTCATCTTCGTCCATATCGTCATCTTCGGAATTAAAGACAGTTGGGAATAGACTGAATATCTCTTTTCTAATAATGTAAAAAAAGATTGCGCTCCTAACACATACCTCACTTCTAATTTTTTCTTAAATAATTCTGCACGTTTATTTATCGTCTTGACGTCATATTTCTCTATATGATATTCCTTATCCTCATCAACTTTAACGATAGGTCTATACATAACCGCAGCGAGAACGTGCAGCATGTTTAGCATCTCATCAACAGGTCGTGTGCTAATGGTGTCCATATCCACAAATTCAGCGTAAGTCATCTCTCTCCAATTAGGAAAGAAACCATACTCCACGCCATCAATTGTAAATCTGTCCTGAAACTTAGGTGTGTCTTTTGGCATCATATTCAAAATATACGCAGCCAAATAATTTAACTGATCGTAATCACCTTCCATAAGTTTCTCCACAGGAGCACCTGTAACAATGCTAACTAATTTAGCTGCAAAATATTCGTCACTTAGTAAGTCCTTGATTTTGAATATCTTACAATAATTCTCAACATTCATTACCTCAGGTAATTCGTATTCTTTTTCTTCTACTTTAAATGTAATCATATGTTGTGGATAAGTTTTTTATCTATTATTTGTTTAGTTTAATAATCCCGTTTATATTTGTATAGTTAATTGCATTTATCATTGCAGTTATCATTTATTCTTATCAGGCCTTCGTTTCTACGAGGGCCTCTTTTTTATTAGTAATTTGTAAATTGTAGAGCGTAGCGGCCAGTGCTCTTACCTGCTTTTAGCTCGAAGTATATTCTATAAGCAAGTGCATCACTTAAGTCATTCGAGCGGCCTAATTGTCTTTTCATTTCGTCCTTAGATATTATACCAATCTTAGCGTCATTGTCAACGTCTTTTAGTTTGACTGCAAGTAGCTCTTGAGTCAGTTGATCTGTAAGTGCAGGGTCAATTAAATTAATACTAATCTTACCTTCCTTAAACAATTCACTAAGACGAACATAACATTGTGATTTTAAATTCGTAAAGTTTTGTTTGAATAGTGGACTTGCATTGTTTACAAAACTCACACCTTTAATTAAATCTGCAAGACCTCCACCAACACCATCGGAGTCAATTATAATTGATCTGCTGTCAATACCGTACTTATCCATTAGCTCCTTAACATTCTCGTATAATTCTGTGGTTGATAGTTTGGTATAGGTATAGCATTCAACGAGCACCATACCGCTCCAAATCATTACTACGGATCTATCTAACCCATAACGTGCTACGTCAATTGATGCGTACATTCTATTATCAGGATTAGGTGATAACTTAAATAAGCTATCAGTAATTTTATCAAAAGAAAATATTGCATCAGACTCATCTTCGTAATTCCAATCACCATCAAGTAATCTTCTACGTTGCGGTGGTGGCAAGGTTTTCAACATTTCGATGTAGCTTTCAGGGAGGTAAATATTATCCATAGGAAGTGCAGCGACAAACTGTTTGTGTGGTTCTAATGTACCATTCAACGACTTGATATAAAATTCTTTCTTTAACCAGTTCTGACCTGGATTGGCAGTCATCAATATCTTACCAATTAATTTGTGCTCGTTTAATTTAAAACGTAGACGTGACTTAACAATTTGAAAAGCTGTGTAGGATATTTGAGAACATTCCTCAAGCAGCGCACACGTTAATTCAAGTCCAGCAAGGCTGTCAAAGTTCGGATCGCTAGGCTTAGATTCTAAATCCTTTAATATAATTTCACTCTTGTTAAAGAACGTTATAATATTTGACTGCGCATTATACTTGTAGTGCTGTTCTTCTTTAAGACCCATCATCTTCATGACCTCAAATAAAGTATTGAGTGATGTTTGTTTAAGTGTAGATAAAACTGTACGACCTAATAATGTTCTTATACCTTCGTACTGCAAACACATTGTAACTAACCATACAGATCCCAACATACTTTTTCCTCCACCTGCACTACCGCCATATAATACTTCGGATGTTTCTGCATCCATCAAATACTTCCACGCTAATGATTGTTTCGGTGTTAGATTTATTTCAGACATTAATCAAATTGATTTGATAAGTTTATTTTTATATCCAACTTCTCACCGTTAGATGTAATATCTACCCTGCGTTGATCGAGACCCATTATACGTGACATATCCCATAAGGTCTCACGTTCCACACGCTTGTTCCCATCAAGTCTTGCACGCTCTAATAGATCCATATACCTATTCATTTGATTAGCTATAATCTCTTCATGCTTAAGTGCAGACCTTTCTGCTAATATCTTCTTAACGGCAACCCATACCTTTTGTGCGGTGCGTGTAGACACGTTATACATTCCTGCATACACCTTTACAAACTCATCGAAGCCATATCCTTTATATAATATTATTTCAAGTGCTTCATTTAAACGTTGCTGCGCTTGTGGCCCACGTTGTTTGTAACCGTACTTCGGCTGCACTATTTCTTCTACTGGTTCTCCTATACTTTCAATATCGAAGTTCTCTTCGTTCAGTGGTATTAATTCATTGTTATCCATTATACATTTTCTTTTAGTGTGTACTTCATATAGTTATGGAATTTCATTCCTTGATTGCTTATGCAAGATCTGCATGTAAAATCTAACTCTTCGTTAAATAAAAATTGATATACCTTAGCAATCATTTCTTTCTTATCTTGCTGCACACCTTTCATATTAGAAAGTTCATCGTAAGCTAAAACAATTTCCTCCTTAGTTGGAACCCATATGTTCTCTTCAACTAATGGTGGTAATTCTGTTATTGGTGCTTTCTTTTTACAACTCTTGCATCCTGCCATATTAATTATTATTTGGTAATTTTATTGGTGGTGGGGTAGGCTTAGGCTTACCGCATCCACATCCTAATCTATTCATCTTTTATTCTTTTAAACACGTTTTGTTTGACTTCGTTCTTCGCTTGATGCACGTAGTTCTTAATGCTTGTCAGTGGTATTCTTGTCTTCTCACTTACTCTACGATAAGATCCTAAAATTAAATAATCACTAAACACTTCCTTGTGGAACCATCCCAACATACTAAACTCTTCTTCCATCAAGTCCATCATGCGCTGCTGCTTAATCTCTTCGTTATGATTAGGTGCGTCAGGTATATCCTTCATCTCGTTATATAAACTACTCTCACGTTTTACCTTGCGGTAGAACGGACTCGTCTCACTATACCAATTGGTGGTTATACACCTAACAATATAATATTTTATACTTGCATCATCAAGTTTATCTAAATTAATCTCAGGCTTACTCCACAGTTGTAGCAGCACATCGTTTAATAAATCATCCGCCCAATATGAATTTTCAGTTATGCGCACGCATATCTTTCTTAGTTCGTCATAATTCTTAGTTACGTACTGCTCAATTTCAGTTATCAAGATCTAATTGTTTTCTCATGTCGTACAGCGTTTGACTAATCTCATATCGTTCAAGATCGTTGTTACTTTCAATGGAGCTTTCTAATACTTCATCTAAGAACTGTATTCTGTTTATGTGTGGAGGGAGAGTCCTATCTATACTCATAAGTAGTGTGTCAATTAGATTATTGCAAACTGCTTTTTTCTGTTTGCTATTTAACTTACTGTAGTCTATTGGAACATCTATACTACCAATATCAATTTCCTCTTCTTTCATCGTAATAATCTCTTATTAATTTTCTTATGCTTGTATGACTGCATTTATAAATACCTGCCAGTTTAAAATAATCCCCACATTCTTCAAACTCTTTTATTATCTGTTCTGTATTTTCATATATTTTTAATGTCTTTCTCCCACCTTTTGTGTGTCCTTTTCTTTTTATTTTAGGTGTCTCAACAAAACCTTCCCACACTTTTTCTGCTGTCTTAATTCCTTTCTTCCACCACACACCATTCGTATAACTCCATCCCAATAATCTTAGGAACTGATGCGTTTGGTCCTGCTGCACGTGATCTGCAAAAACATTAGGCTTGACAGGGACACGTGTTGAACCACCATTATCTAATACCGATTGTTGATTTGCTTTAGTTGCTGATAAGACGTGACATTTCTTACAACTCTTAAACGCAGTACCTCTTGTACCTTTATAAAAATCATCAAGGGGTAATACCTTTTCACACAAACAACATTTCTTAGTTACACCTTCCACCTCCAATACCTCAGGTTCTTTATTATAGGCTCGTGGCTGCGCTATCTTTCCTTCCCTTGCTCGTTGTCTAACTGCAAGACAACTGTAGCACTGATGGCGATGTATTTTATATCCATCCTTATTGGTGTAGGTTCTAAAATGTTTATCTTCTTTATCTATCTTGCAATCAATACAAATCATATATATATAAATAGTCTGGTTAAACTAAAAAACCACCAAAGGTGGGAGCATTACTTCTTTCCTGTTGGTGGCCTCGAGCGAAAATTGTTTTAGAACCTTCTATATAATAATACTAAATCATTTCTTAAATATCAAGTCAGTAATATTTTGCGCATCCCTAATGTGTAGCAGTGCTACTTCAGTCCACTCCCACTTAGTATATAGTTCATTACTTGCATTCGGTATAAACATCCACACCCATACAGGATTAGGAAAGTGATTGAGGTTCCAACTATACACGACTTCCCTACCTGACTCAAACGTCATCAGGTTGATATACCTTTTACGTTTGTGCTGCAACATACTTTCGTACTTATGCTTTTCAATTATTACTTCCTGATAAAAATCTCTCTTAGCTTTAAACTCAAAAGCCATATCATACTTATACAAAATACCATCGATGTAGTGGAACCTGTCTTCGAACACATGCATCTCAGGTTGCAGGTTAGTTTTGAATAATTGAATTAGCTGCGGTGAAGTAGTCATCGTCTTCAGGGTTTAGTGATAGAAATTGTTTTGTTCTTCTTTTGGAATACAAGTTCAAGAGGATATTGTCTCCAGTACTTAAAGTACCAGCATCCAATTGTTCTAACTGCTTTATGTATTCCTGCTTCGCTGTTGAGGATAGATGATAAAATTCCTTTACAGATAATTCACCATCCCTCCACTGCCAACTATTACTTGATCCCATTCTTTTTATTATAGGCTTTAATTACTCCTGCCCACCAT